TTGAGCTGGTGCATAAAACGCAGGACCCGTAGGCCCCGTTGGGCCCGTAGGACCCGTACCCCCGGGCACACCTGGAATGCCCTGAGGACCAACATTGGATAGTGAAATAACGAACGCCTGCTCAACCTCAACAAGCGAACGCCTGTTCTGCGGAAAACTGACTAATGCCACCGCGTAACCTCCGGATCGACAGTCACCGAACCTTCAAGAAGCCGTGTTACCTGACCGCCGTTACCGGCCTTCAACTCCAGGTCGTACACAAAAACCCCTTGCTCCAAGGACTCTGTTGTCTCAGCATCAAGCTGCAACAGAATCGTCCCCTCAACACCACCAAGAACAATGCGATCGTTACTGGTGGTCAACGTCAGTAACACCGTGCGACTTGCCGCCAACGCACGGATCTGCATCTCCGCCATCCAGCCCGTCAAATCAACAGGCACACCCGGATCAGCACCAGCAGTCCACGTCAAAAACAAATCCCACGAAGCACCCTGATAAATCGTGATGTCCATCAACGCCGGCTCTTGCATAACTACTCCTTGTCCAAACCGGCATGCTCAAGGAGCCGAGCAATGTTGTGCGAAATATCAGCCAACGACTCCCCGCCATTGCGGTACCCCGGCTGAATAGGTTGAGTCGCCTTCGCGATCTCCTCCCGCACAATCTCAGTCACTTCACGCGTAAACTTCGCCGACGCCAACCTGACCATTTGAAACACAGCAGCAATAACTGCGACAACACCAGCGGCAACAGTTGCCACCGACGATGCCGCGTTCATATCGAAACCTTGGCTGCTTACTTCAAATAAGGCCTGAATAGTTGTCATGGCAAAATCCCGTCACGTTACGACTTTGACGTCTTTGACGGCGCAGAAGCAGGAACGAAATCGTCAGGAAGAGCGGGGCTGACGAACTCGTCAAGCTCCGCGTCGTAACGATCCCCAACCCCGGCGTACTTTCCGCGGCGAGACCCCAAGAACGAGGTATCCAGCCAGCGACCCGGAATACCGTTAGCGTTGCAGTACTCCGTGACCTCATCATCATTGTCGTTGCAGTAAGGGATCACGATGACCTGCTCAACGATCCCGTCCTCGTTGACCTTGGCCGCGTGCGCGTTGTGAAATGGCATAACTGTTTCCTTTCTTAGGTAGATTGTTGGATTGTTTACGAGGTTGCCCAGCGGATAATGACGACGCCCGAGCCACCGTTACCGCCGGTCGTTCCAGCAGTAGCACCGCCACCGCCGCCCGTGTTTGTCGTGCCCGCCGTGCCCGATCCGCTGGAAGTTGCTGCACCGCCGCCACCAGTCCCACCGGCTCCATTGACGGTGTAGCCCGTGCCTCCACCGCCACCGGCATACGTTGTGCTTGTGCCTGTGATGTAGGAAGCCAGTCCAGCACCGCCAGCGCCGCCCGTCGTGCCTGTGCCTGCTGCGCCTGCGGCGCTCGCTCCACCACCACCACCACCGGCCCAGTTGGTGCTGCTGACATTTACGCCAGTAGCGCCGTTGTTGCCCTGTCCGCTTGTGCCAGTCCCGCCAGCGAGCGTCCACGCTCCACCACCACCAGAGCCGCCAGACATGCCTGTTGTGTTGCCGTTCGCCACACCTGCTCCACCTCCAACGCCATAAAAAGGTCCGATGCGGCTGCTGAGGCCGTTCTGTCCGTTGTAATTGGAGGACTGACCGGAGCCGCCAGCGCCCACAATCACCGTGTACGAGCCAGTCGCCAAATACACCGACGAGTTTCCGGCCTGCGTCGTGTCGAGCATCCCACCGGCTCCGCCACCGCCAGCGCCAGCACCTGTGGACTGTTGACCACCGGCTCCCGCTCCGCCCACAACGCACACATCAAAGAACCCGGGAGCAGTAACCGTAAACGTCCCAGAAGCAGTAAACGACGCCACCGAATAAGAACGGCCATTCACGCCATTCGTGCCATTACCCACATACGTCGAGCTTGTTCCACCCGACGCGACAGGGCCAGCACCGCTGATGCCAGTGATCGTGCGAACGATGACAATGCCAGAGCCGCCGTTGCCAGAAGCATTGTTGTAAGTCGCAGCGCCGCCACCGCCACCTGTATTCACAGTCGCATTAGAAGCAGCACTTCCGACCGCGCCAGCACTACCGCCACCAGAACCAGCCGCGCCACCAGCACCAGAACCACAACCGCCACCGCCACCGGCATAAGTGACAGAGGAGCCAGTTATCGAAGACGCTTTACCGGAACCACCAGCGCCACCAGTAGTAGAAGACCCATTGCCGCCGACAGATCCAGCGCCGCCACCGCCACCACCAGCAGCAGTCACACCAATACCACCGGCATTTCCGATAGAAGTGCCAGAAATAGCAGATCCACTCAAATAGGGACCATTGCCTGAACCCGTGCCGCCACCAGAACCGCCAGCCGGAGCCGGACCATAGGCAGCAAGATTGCCGCCGCCTCCGCCGCCGGGAACCGTGTAAGTTCCCAATGCAGAATACGTTCCATTATTTACCACTATTGTTCCTGAGCCAAGAACGTATGGTCCACCCGCTCCAACGGTAACCGTGTAACTTCCAGCCGCCAGAAAAATCGGTTGTCCACCTGACTGCGTGGTGTCCCACATTCCGCCAGCACCGCCACCGCCGCCTTGGTATGACGAGTTGCCATATGTCCAGCCGCCACCGCCGCCGCCGACAACCAGCACATCAACCACACCCGAATTAGCGACAGTCAACGTGCCCGACGCAGTAAAAGTCTGGACGTTATATGTCACACCACTCGACGTATACGAAGAAGCCGTCCCACCAGAAATAGCTGCATAACTACCAGGCGAAGGCACCGTAGGACCAGTACTCAACGTTGTTGAAAGCTTCTGAATAGCCACAATCACCACACCCCTTGAGGACACTTAGCTCGAGCCAGCCACGTCTTCGCCGGCATGAAACACCCACACGAAGAACACTGACGAGTAAACGACTTAAACAACTCACATCCCTTACACGCCTCAAGACGTGCCTTACGGTCAGCCCTACTGAGGTACTCCTCAAAAGGATTCAGCATCGTCATGACACTGACATCGTCGTAATCAAGATCAGGATTCATCACGCGGTCCTGTACGCGATAATGACAACGCCCGAACCGCCAGCACCACCGGAATGACCACTGTTGTATCCACGGTCGCCTGCGCTACCGCCACCACCACCACCACCGCCAGTGTTTGCGGTACCCGCAGACCCGCTGGAATAGCAATTGTTGTTATTGAAATCGGAGCCGTGCCCTCCAGTGCCACCGCCACCAGAACCGCCAGAGGCGCCCGAGTATCCGCAGTTACCGTCATCTGCGCCACCGCCACCGCCACCGCCACCGGCGTAATAAGTTGAAGTACCGGTAATAGTGCTCAAATAACCGTTTCCACCTGATTGCGCGCCATTTCCGATAATGGTTGCTCCACCGCCGTTACCAACAATTGATCCACTGGCACTTGATGTCGAAGAAACAAGGCTGGCATTTCCGTTAGCGGCACCAACAGTTACCGTATTTGAACCCACCGACAACGTGGCAGTTGTGCTATTAACATAACCGCCATTGCCGCCGGACATGATTACTTGAGAGGAAGTGGAAGAACCTGTTCCGTTATATCCGGCTCCCACAAGTAGCAAATTGAATGCACTTACGGCTCGTGTAACAGTGAAAGCTCCAGAAGATGTAAATTTGTGCACGTTCCACGTCTGACCTGTGCCGTTGTAATTCGTGACCGTCGTCAGAGTGCCACCCGAACCAGCGTTGAATGCCGTAACTGTTTGAGTTTTGGGTGAGCAAATGCCCGAGAAAGTGTTGCTAGCGTCGTAACCGGCAACCGTGAACGTGTACGAACTTCCCACGGTCAAGCCAGTTACCGAGTACGTCAACACGTTGCCAACGTCAATTGCAGACTGGCCCGAAACCTGAACCAAGTAACCCGTGGCATTCGGAATAGCAGGCCACGTCAACGTCACATTGCCGTCACCCGACGCCGTCGTCGCAACATCCCAGCCAATAGTTCCGCCAGGGAAAAACCCTGTCTTATTAGTGACCAGTCGAGAAATCGTCATTACGAATTCTCCACGCCATACGCGCTGATGTTCACCGTCGATGCGCTTGTAGACACATTTAGGTAGCGGGCGGTCGGGTCCATCACCAGACCAAGGGTCAACGCAACAGTGTCGTTACCCGCAATCGTGGACTGATACACGACATACTTGCCCGCCGCATACGTGGCTGTGGCCGTGTTGATAGCGATCGTGTACGTGGCGCTAGAGCCTGACGTATTGCAGATCACAATGCTAGAAATGACTGTGGAGGTTCCCGCAGTACCTGAAGCTGCGTACAACTGCACAGCCGAGCCAATCGTACCGTTACCTGCAGCAGCGCCAAGCTGCTTGTATGTCGCCGCCATGTCAGGCTCCCATCAATAGAAACATGTCACCAAAAGAGGCCCCGCCGCCGGAGGAGCCAGTCACCTGAACCCACGCCGATCCGCTCCAGTACAAGATCTGGTGCAGCGTGGTGTCGAAAATCAACTGGTTTGTAAACGGGCTAGCAGGCCTGTTTGCCGTTGACACCGCCACGGGGGCCTCATACAAGCCAGCGGACGTGTCAGCAAAAAGCTGAAACAGCGCCCGAAGATCGGCGACGTCCGCATACGCCGGAACGTTGAACACCACCGACCTGCCGGTAGGCGTGTAGGAATGCCCAGCGTCTGGCATAAAACCCCTCCACGATGATTCAGGATGCCTCAATACTAGGCGTTCTGAGGCATCACGTCACAAGATAAGGGTTGTCACCTTCAGACTGAACGGAAACTTCTCCCGAAATAGAAGTGTCATAAAACGCCTCCGAAGCGTCCGGGATCTTCACAAACCTCATCGGAGACTTCTTGACTCCCTCCATACCCGCAGGAGGAGGTTGCTTTGAAGCCGCATTGTGCATGATCTCGAAAGCCGCCACGTGGTCAGCCAAATGGGAATTCCACCGGCCAGGGGCATACACCTCTTCCACCGTTGTCCCCTTGTGGGAGTCAAATGCAGGCGTATTTGACGGCATCAGGTACTCGCCGTTTTCCACAGCCGAGATGTACTCCACTAGCAATTGGGTTCGAGCACGCCCAATCATGAGGATTTTGCGGGCACGTTCATCGATCAAGTCATTGACCACGTTGCCGATACCTGTGCCGTCATGAGCTGCCACAGCCTGATATGAATTCAGTACGTCATTGAACATGTCAGCCATTTCCGGCCACGGGCGCTTATTTACCCGCCTCAAATACACAATCCTGTGAGGCTTAACATCCGTACGGGCCACCACAATGACCGTCTTGTCCTTCTCTTTAGCCCAGTCAGCCCCTACCGCATACCAGGCATCATTACGAGGCTCCTCAAATACCCACAGGTCGTCGTTACCGGCATGACGCTCATCAACTGTGTCCATATCAATAAAGCACTTATTGAGTTTCTCCAGATCGAACGCGCGCGACCCGCCAGCGGGCTCACCCAGCTCATACTCGACGCGAAACAATTCAGCAGGAACCGAAGCCCTCTTACGTTCAATGAACGCCGGGTCCATCCAGCCCGAAGGATTGTCATCGGTCTTCAGCACCTCGCGAAAACACCACGTCCGTACAGGTAGGCCCTTACTCAACGCCTCGTCACGCACTGACTGGAACGTCCCCACGGGGTTCTGCCACGTTGACGAGGCCACCACCATTTCCGGGATCACAATCCCCCGCGCATTGGGTTTGGCCATCGCCTGCCCCATGGCAGCGTCATACACCTTGCGTTCCATCTCATCGATCTCATCCAAAGCCGTCATCTGCGGGTGAGGGCCACGAACAGTCTTTTGAGACGCCGGCAACGGCCTAATCCAGTTACCGCCCGTAAACGTGATCTGGGTTTGAATCTGAGACGCCACCGCATACACCGGGGCAGCAGGAAACAACAGCAAATTCTCAATGTGCTCTTGCACGTTCTGCGACTGCGCCATTGAGCCACCCAGCAAAGCCACGTTGATCTCCAACACGGCAGCCTTCGTCAACGCCAGCAATGCCAGCATGAGTGACTTACCTGTACCTCGAGATCCGTACCACAAAGCCCAGTTTGACTGATTGCCGAAATAGCCCTCAGCAAACGCGTCGAACGGTGCTACGTGATCCGGGCACACCTTCACCCGAGGAATTTCCACGCCCCACAAACGCTTGACCACCCACCACAACTCCTCTTTATCCCGGGGAGGCCGCGGCAAATGAAGCCTGGGGTAGACCCTGTTGTCGTTCTCGTCCAGCAAGATCTCTGTCATCTAGAAAACCAGCAAACCGATGGCCACCATGGCGCCACCGGCAAGAAAACCCATGATTCCGCCGAGAATGACGCCTTCACGGTAACCGCTGGTATATCCGTTTTGATATGGCCAGCGGCTCACGAGTCAACCTTGTATCGCTTGGCTTTACGCAGCTTCCAACGCCACACAAGATCGCCAGTCTTCTTGTCCTTCTTCCAGCGACCAAGAAACTGCTTCACAGCCCCGGCTCCACGCTCACGCACTGACTGACGGTGTTTGCTGATCCACGAAGGACCTGAAGCATCTCATCGTCCTCGAAACACGTGTGGGCGCTGACAAAAGTCAGCCACGCTTCAGCAGCGTCTTGACGGCCTTTCATGTACGCCCAACTCTTGACGTCCTCGTACCACTCCAACGGGACAACAGCCCGGGAGTAGTCGATAGCAGGAACCTGAGGAATCTCATTGACAGGCGGTGCAGGGATTTCGTGGATACTCATGCTGCCTCCTTAGTGCGGCGGGCCCTGAGTTCAAACATGCCTTCCCATTCGGGGTGGGCTTTGATGAGTTCTCGGGCATACAGGCACGACAAGTTCTCGTTGATTTTGAAATCGTCGGTCTTGTTCGTGGAGAGGGCCATGTCCCATCTGAGACGGCCAAACAACAGGCTCATACCGGTTTTGGTGACGCCTGCGTTTCTTAGTTCACGTATGAGCTTCTCGAGGTACGTAAACACTTGCGGGTTTTGTGAGTGGTAGGCCTGGTAGGCCTGTTCCCATCTGTCCATGTGCTACATGGTGACACATTTTGCATCTTTTTGGTATTAGGTGTTTCGGTGTGTTTTTGTGAGTGTGTTGGGGGTTGTTTGTTAGTAGCTCGGCTGTCTGGCGTGGTGTTTTGTGGGTGGTGTGTTTGTGGTTGGTGGTGGGGTGGGTGTTTTTTATGTTGGTGTGTGGTGTTTGTTTCTTGTTGTTTGCATGCCGGCTTGTTCAGCCTTCGCTACGGAAGTCTACTGGGGTTGTCAAGTGCAGTTTGTTTCTGGTGGTATCACGGTGTCTTAGTATTGTGTCTTTGGTGAACTTTGTGTTGCATTCTGCAACTGTTTTGGTCTAGTATTGCTTCTATCTGGGGAGGGGGAACGTATGCCTTCCTTCAAAAGCTTGTAACAGCTCTTTTTATGTCTTGAGCAAATCTTTTAAACCTCCCAACCAACCCCTGTTTTAGAGGGTTTGTTGGGTTTATTGGGTTTATTGGGTGTCCCGTCACGCGTGACATGAACTCCCTGATTCCTCGCTTTGCTCAGCTAAGTATCGAGCAAATCAAGCCACTCAAGTCTTTGAAGAAAGCTCCCAAACAACCCTGTCTACTTGGGCTTATTGGGTTCATTGGGTTTATTGAGCGTTCCGTAACGCGTTACAAGTACCCCTGGTTACCCCCCGGGGCTTTGTTATGTCCTCGATCCCGAATCGTTACCCGGTAATGAGGCATTCTGATACGTCTAGGTACAGGATGGGGGTCCACTTAGAAACAGCATGCAGATCCACATAAGCCGGATCAAGGAGACCACATGAGCACAGCA